AATAGCACGATGAACAATTATGAAGATTACGGAATTGAGATTCCACGTGGTAAGTATTCAGGTGAAGTTGTTACTATTTGCCCTGAATGTAGCCATACCCGAAAAAAGAAAAAAGATAAGTGCTTAGGTGTTAATTTGGATAAAAAAGTTTGGAATTGTAACCATTGCGGGTGGAAAGGAACTTTGATAACTGAAAAGAAAAAAGAGTACATCAAACCAATTTTTACAAATAGAACTAACTTAGGTTTACTTGAAATAGACTGGTTTGCTAAACGTGGAATAAGTAACGAAACATTAAATCACTTCAAGATAACTAAGCAAATGGAGTGGATGCCACAAGTTAATAAAGAAGTAAATACAATCGGTTTTAATTACTTTCGAAATGATGAACTGATAAACACAAAATTTAGAGATGGGGCAAAAAACTTTAAATTAGTAAAAGATGCAGAATTGATTTTCTTCAATTTAAACGCTTTAAAAGAAAGTAGTGAGGTGTATGTATGCGAAGGCGAAATAGACTGCATTACGTTTCACCAAACAGGCCTAATAAACGTTATTTCAGTTCCTAATGGTGCAAACCTGAATAGCAATAACATGGTTTATCTTGAAAATTGCCTAAATGAACTGTCTGAAATTAAAAGATTTCACATTGCAACTGATAACGATACCGCAGGCCGAAAACTTAGAAATGACTTAGCGCAAAGATTAGGGATTGAAAAATGCGATTATATTATTTTTGGTGATTGTAAAGATGCTAATGAATGTTTGCAAAAGTATGGAATTGAAAAGGTAGTAGAGTTTGCTACAAAACCAATTAATTTCCCATTAGAAGGTAGTTTTACTATTTCAGATTTTGAAGATGAAATAGACGATTTTTACCGAAATGGATTACCTGAAGGGGCAAAATGCGGAGTGCCTGATTTAGACCAAAAAATTAGTTTTCACGAAGGTTACATAAGTACTTTTACTGGGATTCCCTCACATGGAAAGACCTCATTCTTAGACTATTTGTTAGTTAGATTGTTACTTAATGAGGATTGGGGCGGTGCTTTTTACTCACCTGAAAACAAACCTACAAAGCTACATTTTAGTAAGATAGCACGAATTATTATGGGTAAGTCATGGGATGGAGAATACAAAATGAGTTTTGATGATGTGCAATTAGTTAAAGAATATTTAGAAGAAAAATACTGGTTTATTAAGCCTGAAAAGGATTTTACATTAGATTCTATTTTGAGTAGTGTTTTACAATTGATTTCACGAAAAGGAATTAAATTCTTTGTTATTGATGCGTGGAATAAGTTAGAGCATTTAGACGATAGTACTGGATATGTAGGGAAGCAATTAGATAAACTTGCTAACTTTTGCGAATTGCACCAAGTACATTGTTTTTTAGTGGCACATCCTACCAAAATGAAAAAGATGCCTGATGGGTTGAGATATGAAGTTCCTACCTTATACGATATTTCAGGAAGTGCCAATTTCTTTAATAAAACTGATGCAGGATTTTCAATGTATAGAGATTTTCAAAACAATACATCAACTTTGCACATTCAGAAGGTAAAGTTTAATCATTGGGGCGAAACTGGGAGCATTGATTTTAATTACGATTTGCAGTCATGTAGATATTATGTAGTAGGTTCAAACCCTGATAGGACTCCGTATATCAGGCGAAGTATTGATGGGCAAATAATGAACTTAGTAAGGTTGCCAAAAGATATAAAGCAAGTGAGTATAAATGATTACTTTGAACCTGCACCATTTTAAATCGAATTAGCAGCCGAAAATAAGAGATTAAAAGAGTTGAATGAATTTTAAATCCCTGATTTATTGCACGTTGCAAATATTCGAATAAAATAAACGAAAAGAATCAAAACTTTTATTACTTTTGAAAGACCAAACAACGAAACAATATGAAAACTAAATTAACTTACAACGACCAACATTTAACTCAATGCTTAATTGATAGCAATAATTTATCTGCAAGAGTTAGTAGAGTAGATTCAATTTTAAATGATTTATCTGAATTTGATATTTTGCTAATGGATGATAAAAAACAAGCTAAAAGACTTTTAAAGTTAAAAAAATTGATAACTCAATCATTAGAATTAGCTAACGAAATTGATTCTACATTTCACAATGGTATTTATAATAGAAGTTAAACATGACAATACGCAAAAGAGGGGGGCAAGCTAAACCCCCCGAAGAAAGAGTAGTGCAATTCTGCATCTATACTAAACGTAAACATATCGACAAATTAGGACGTGACAATGCACGAGAGATAGCTGAGAAGGCTATTTTGAAGGCAATTGAAAAGATTAAGTAAATTAAAACCCTTAGTAGTTTAATTGGCAAAACCCTATACTTTTAAGCTTAGTATAGATGTTGGTTCGATTCCAACTTAAGGGGCAAAAACCAAACAATAAAAACATGGAAAACAAAAGAATCCCATTCGATTGGGAAAAGTATCAATCAGGAGAATATCAAGCGGTTTGTAGGGATGGTTCAATTCCTGAAATGATTGCCTATAATCCAAATGCAAAAGAAACAGCTAAAATAGCTATGTGGGTTGATGGCCAATTGTATCCAAGATTTGAAAATGGGCAAACATGGCAAGATTTAGAAGGTACATTAGATATTATCCTAATTCCCAAACCCAAAAAGTTCCAAGCATGGGTAAACTTGTATAGTGATGGATTATCTTCATCTTATAGAAGTGAGTATATGGCAAAGGAATTAGTAGATGTTCATTTAGAAAATGGTAGAGAATTTATCGAAACTCGATTAATTGAATGGGAGGGTTAATCGTAATTAGTGAATAAAAAGCAAATAATAGAGGCGTTGTATTTAGATAAACAATTCAAAAAAGTTTGTCAGAATATTGCGCCTCCTTCACTTTGCGAAGATTTATTTCACGAAACGATCATGGTATTCCTGGAAATGGATGAAGAAAAGGTAATTAAAGCAAGTGTAGAAGGTTATTTGAAATGGCTGTTTATTCGGATAGCTTCAAATTCATTCAACTCAAAGACGTCACCATTCTATCATAAGTACCACCACAATGACGATAAACACGATTTAAGCGAAGCAAAGATAAAAGAGGTAACTAATATCAATGAAGGCTTTGAAAGTAAATTTAAACAGCTTATTGAATCAATTGAAAGTGAAATTGAATGCTTAGACTTTTACGAAAAGGAACTTTTAAAACTTTACATCAAATTTGGAAATTATCGTGACGTATCAAGGGAAGTCGGCATAAAATACGAATCAGTAAGGCACGCCATAAGATTAGCAATTGAAAAAATAAAACTAAAAAATGATAAACTTTATAATGATATGCTTAATGAGCGCATCGAGTGGATATGTAATATCTGAGTTAATAATCGAATGGAGTCAAAGGTTATTCAAGATATACCCGATTAAACCCTTTTCATGCGGTTATTGCCTATCATTTTGGTTCGGGTGTGTATTGGCTGCATATTTTAATATCAATCTATTAGAAGTTATCTTATACGGTTTTAGTTCATCATACCTTTATTATTACTTAAACAGACCATGACAGAAGAAATATACAATATCCTGCTACCTTTAAAAGGCAAGTGGGAAATTTACAAAGAACACCATTACAGCGAATTTACCAACATTGATTACGAGATAGTAAAAGATGCTTATGCGAAATTGCATGGACCGCCACCTCGTAACCTATCTTGCCAGTCTTGCATCAGAGAACTATTAAGAGTAGTTTTTTTGCCATTCGATAATTTTAAACCCACAATAAAACAAAATGCTAAAGTTAAAACATTCAGGAAACGCAGGTGACATTCTGTATAGCTTGCCTGCAATACGTCAAGCCTGCTATAATGCAAATGATAAGGCAATACTTTACTTACACATTGACCAACCCGCTAATTACATGGCAGGATTCGTTCACCCATTAGGTAACGTGATGTTGAATAAGTACATGGCTACAATGCTCAAGCCATTGTTATTAGCTACCAATTTTATTGAAGATGTGTTAATCTACACCGGTCAAAAAGTTGATTACGATTTAGACAAGTTTAGAACAATCGGATTGAACTTAGGAGCGGGCAACATATCTAGGTGGTACTTTCAGGCGTTCCCTGAATTGACTTGTGATTTAAATAGGCCTACAATAGAATCTCATACTGCTTTTCTTTTTGATTGTATTGTTATAAATAGAACTGAACGATACCAAAACGGGCAATTAGATTATTCTATTTTAAATGATTATGATTACGAAAAACATTTTTTAGGTACTGAACATGAATTTTATTTGATGTCAAAAAATATAAAGGATTTAAAATACTTAAAAGTGTATGACTTTTTACAAGCAGCCGAAATAATTAACAATTGTAAAGTATTTATCGGGAATCAATCAATGAACTTTGCCATAGCTGAACAACTAAAATCAAATAGAATACTTGAAATGTATTTTGGCTGTCCTAATGTTATTCCATGCGGGGGCAAAGCATACGATGTATTTAACCAAAACGGATTTGAATATGCACTTAATCAATTTTTAAAATGAGAACCCACTATACCAAAACACCTGAAGGAAGTTACAAATCTAACCACTTCAAAAAGCCCGAAGATATTTACTTAGATGAATATTGGTCAGCTAAACAAAATCATTCAACAATCTTAGAACAAGTAAACAACGTAAGAGAAAAGAATGAACTTGTAAAAGAAGCATTAACCAAGATTGAACCTAAAACTATTTTAGAAATAGCGTGCGCTCCTGGTATTCTTTTAGGTGAATTATCTGAAACCTTCCAAACACATGGAATCGAGGTTGATGAAGTTTACAAAAATGATATTCAACATTTAGCACAATCGGCAAAACTTCATTTTGGTTTCTTTCCTGAGATTACGAAAGATTGGCAACCCGAAACATTCTCAAACATTATAGCCTTAGACGTATTCGAACACGTAGAGGACGGGATGGCATTTTTAAAAGAGTGCCACCGATTACTTTGCGAAGGTGGGAGGCTAATAATTCAAGCACCTATCATGTTTGAGAATGATGTAATGGATGAAAAGCAATTCCACGAAACTGAACATATTTGGATTTATGATTTAGACCACATATTAACAATGGCAGGTCGGTGTGGATTATTGTTAGTTGAATATTCACAATGGAAATTAGGGCATGAACAAATAGTTTTTGAAAAATGAAAATACTTCAAGTTTGTGACAAGAAAATAAGCGGAGTTGAATATCACCGTCTTTTAATTCCACATGGAAAGATAAACGAATCTGAGGAAGTCGAGATAACAACTGCTCACATCATTGACCATTTGCCTGATTCATTCTTTCATCAATTCGATTTAATCGTTTCAAGTTCCGTAGTTTCAAAAATGGGTTTTCAGGAAATACTCTGGAAACAACTTAAACGAATCGGAATCCCTGTTATAATTGATAGGGATGATACATGGGTGTTGCCGCATAATCACCCACTTAAAAAAGATTGGGTTAGCAAAAAGACCGCTCAACAGATTACCTACAACTTGCAACAAGCAAATGCAGTAATGGTGACGACTGAACACCTTGCAAATATGGTGAGTCCTTTGAATAAGAATGTTCACGTTATTCCAAATGCAATCGACTTTAGTCAGGACCAATTCAAACCTGATCTAAAAGTAAAGCGAATGAAAACGGACCACATTCAAATAGGTTGGTCAGGTTCAGTAACACATCACCACGATTTAGTACTACTTGCAGAATCATTCTTACAATTAAAATCTGATCCCGATACTCAAAATAAGTATAGACTAATCTTAAGCGGATTTATCGAAGGAGATGCTATGTGGAAAGAATACGAAAACATTTTCACAAGTGGTTACCGAATAAGTCAAGAACAATACTGCAGGATAAACGGAATGGATGCTTTCACTTATGCCAGTGCTTACGATATGTTTGACATAGGTTTAATCCCTTTAAAAGATACACCCTTCAATAGATGCAAGTCTGAATTGAAAATGCTTGAAATGGGAGCAAAAAAGGTATCCGTAATCGTTTCAGATGAATATCCTTACACTAACATAGCAAAGAATAAAAAGAACTGTCTGACGGCAAATAAAAAAGAATGGTTCAAACAAATAAAAAAACTCATAACTTTGCCCGAGTTAAGAAGTGAACTATCTGAAAACCTTTACAATGAGGTCAAAGAGAATCACAATATAGAAAAGATAAACGAATTAAGATTAGAATTATACAAGGAGGTAATAAATGCACCCAACAAGAATATTTAAAACACCTGAGGACTTAGAAAAGGCTTTTGACGAATACAAAGCACACCTAAATAAAGAGTCAGCTAAATGGGTTAAAGTTCAATACGTCGGAAAGGACGGGGAAAGGGTAGAGGATAGGTATAAACTGCCATTAACATTCGAAGGGTTTAAGGTATTTAGCTATAAACCATACGGGAACATTGAGCATTATTTTTTTAATAAAGATAGTTTGTATGATGACTTCGTTGGTATCTGTTCACGTATAAAAGAAGAAATTAGGAACGACCAAATAACTGGCGGGCTGTTAGGAATTTACAACCCTTCTATTACTCAAAGACTTAACGGCTTAACAGATAAGACCGAAAACAAAATAAGCGGGACTATTGAGCATATTTCAGGGATGGAAATAAAGTAAGTGAAACATATTGCCATACAATAAAATGTTTCACACATACGAACTCAATAAAATTGGGATACTTTACGATGACAAAAACGCATTTTAATTACCAAAATGAAGTTAATATTTGATACCAATGGAAACGATAAACAAAAAGAAATGGCAAGGGCGTGGATTAATCCCTCAATTTCTGATATAGTTTATGGGGGTTCAAAGGGTAGCGGCAAATCATTTGGCGGTATTAATCTGATTTTTGGGGATGCTTTTTTGTATCCTGAAACTCATTATTTCATTGCCCGTAAAAAACTAAACGACATTAGAAAGTTTACAATTCCAACTATTCACGAGGTTTTTAATCATTGGGGTATTAAATCAAATCACTATCAATTCAACGGAACTGATAACTTTTACACCTTATACAATGGTTCAAAAGTATTCTTATTAGATGCAAAGTATTTGCCAAGTGACCCTCTTTATATGCGATTTGGTTCAATGCAAATGACAAGGGGAATGATTGAAGAAGCTGGAGAATTTGAAATAGAAGCTAAACAAAATCTTCATGCTTCAATAGGTAGGTGGAAAAATGACAAGTATAATTTAGTCGGTAAACTATTGCAAACTTGCAACCCTTCAAAAAACTATCTGTATAAAGATTACTACAAACCTCACAAATTAGGGCAGCTTGAAAGTTATAAAAAATTTATTCAAGCCTTACCTGAAGATAATAAAATGTTAGATAAGGGTTACTTAGATAACCTTAGTAAAATACTTTCCAAAAACGCAAAAGAAAGATTATTAAAGGGTAATTGGGAGTATGACGATGACCCAAGCGTGCTATGTGATTATGAAAACATTCTAAACATCTTTAAAAATAACCACGTTCAAAAAACTAACACTAAGTATATTATTTGTGACGTTGCCCGATTAGGAAGTGACAAAGCAATTATATCTGTTTGGAATGGGTGGGTAATGATTGAAATCTATATTTTTGATTTAAGTAGAACAACAGAAATTCAAACAGCTATTAATGGATTAAGAATAAAACATCAAATTGCGGCTAACAATTGTTTAGCGGATGAAGATGGAGTAGGTGGTGGAGTTGTTGATAATTGTAGAATCAAAGGATTTGTAAATAACTCAAGACCATTTAACAATAAATTAACGGGTAAACCTGAAAACTTTTATAACCTTCAATCACAATGCGCATATAAATTAGCAGAGATAATAAGAGATAATAGAATTTATATTGAATGCGATTTAAGCGATAAACACAAAGAAGAAGTAATAGAAGAACTTGAGCAATTAAAATCTTATGATGCGGATATTGACGGGAAAGTAAGGATTTTACCAAAAGAAAAAGTAAAAGAAAACATAGGCCGTTCACCTGACTTCAGGGATATTCTATTGATGAGGGCTTATTATGAATTTGCGCCTGATGGTAAATACGTTACAATTAGAGCCTAAATTAATACTTAAAAACAATGCGAAAGATATACGAAGAATTAACCCTAAGTCAAGCAATCGAACTAAATTCTATTAATAAGGATTTGGACCGGTTAGAATACGCAGCGAATAGACTTGCGATTGTGTTCAAAGTTCCTGTTGTGGAAATCTACAAAAGGGAAGTTGAAGATATATTTGCCTTAGATAATAAGTTGAGTCAACTTGAAAGTCTACCAATAGCAGCAAAGTTAAAAGATAAGATTAAGATTGGCGGCAAGTGGTTTAAGGTCGACTACAACGTGAGTAAATTAACAGCGGGGCAATTCATCGACATTCAGCACTTCGCATCAACTGACCCCGCAAAGAATGTTCATAAGATACTTGCTTCAGTAATTAGACCTATTGGCGGTTGGTGGGGATTTGGAAAGGTTCAGGAGTATAACGGTGATAACCATGAGGAGATAAGTAATCACTTACTTGAACACATGACAATATTACAAGCCTATCCGATTACGCTTTTTTTTTGCCAAATATTAAACAACTCATTGAACGATATCCAAACTTATTCCCTCAATCAGCTAAGGGAATTGGAGAGGAAACTCCAGGAAACGAATTCGCTAAAAAATGGGGATGGGTTGCAACCATAGACAATCTGTCAAACAATGATAAAACGAAATGGGATTACTTCTTGAACCTACCAATTATTCAATTCTTAAACTTATTAAGTTACCACATAGATCACTCAGAAGAAGTCAGGAGAGCAGCCAGTGAAAAAAGTAGATTATAAACAATTATTAGGTGACTTGGGTGAAGACCCTGACCAATACGGAGTAGTGCAATTTGATACTATAATCGGAAAGGCTTTGTATCAATTTGCATCAGCACTAACAGACGTTTTAAAATCTAACTTAACCGAAAAGCAAGCCTACTATTCTGAATCGGAACTGCTTCAAAGTATCATTGCCTTGCCCGTTCAAACAAGAGGAAAGAATTACTTAGTAACTATTCAAGGGAATGATTATGCCTTCTTCGTGGATAAGGGTGTGAGCGGTACTCGACAAAAGTTTAACAGCCCATTTAGTTTCAAAAACGAATATGTTTCCCAAAACTTCAATAAGTCTTTACGAAAGTGGATTTCAAAAAGAGGCATCCCGATTCAATCAAGATATTCACAGACAAGAAACTTAACCAAGCAACAAAGAGCGAAAAAGCAGATAGATGAGAAAACTAAAATGGCTTATGCAATGGGAGTAAGTATCAAAAGAAAAGGACTTAAACCAACTTTGTTCATTACAGATGCAGTCACAGAGGCTACCTTAGAAAGCATGGCATCAGGATTAGCGAATGCACTCGGAGCATCAATTACAATAACTTTAGCAAATAATTTAATGAGATGATAACAATATCAAGTAACCCTTATAACTGGCAAAATTCATTCAATGAAATGGTATTCAATGTGAGCAGTACAAATGCACTCGCATCAGGATTTCAATTCTTAGTCGATGTAAATGTATCAGGTCAAACTAATCCTGTAACAAGGTTGACATATCCAAAGCAACCGAACACAGGAGCGATTGAGATAAACCTTAACGAGGTTATTCAAAACTATGTAAGCTATGACTTACTAAGTTCATTCAATGCAAGTGGAACGCAAAGGGTTGCAGATGCTCGTGCGCCTTATTGGATTGGATTTGGTGAAGTGTATAACAACGCATCAGGAATCCCGACTATCTATCCTGACTTAGCTTCATTCGGTTCAAGTGGTTCACCTAAGTACGGTACTAATGCGGTATTTGAATTTCAAGATTGGAACGCATCAAGCTATCAATCGTATGCCTTAAGTAGGTCAAATCAAAAGTCTTTGAATCAAGAAACATTCACAGACGTAATCCGATTAGACCAAAATAGAATACTTCAATTCTTTGATGTAAGCGGAAATATATTCGATGTCGTTAATATAATATACAATGAAGTAGGAACTGCATTGTATGGGTCGGGTCAGGCTGTGACAAGGGTTACAGATATAGTGTCAATAAACGTAGGTAAAAGAGAATGGGAGAACATGGGGTCAACATGGAATACATTTTTAAACAATCCCGCTGCAAGTTATATCGAGGTTGTTATAAGAGATAATACAGCGGCTACTCTTTACACACGCAGAATGAACTTAGATTTAAGCTGCCCTAAGTATGACATTTATAGACTGCATTGGCTAAACTCTTTAGGTGGGTTTGATGCTTTCAACTTTAACAAAGTTTCAGTCAAGAAAACTGACATTGAGCGAAAGCAGTTTAAAAGATTTCAACCGCTCAACTATTCGGAATCATTTAGAGGCAAAACAAACTACTTCACAAAGTACACCGACAGGATAACTTTAAATTCAGACGGCTTAACAGATGCACAATGGGAAGGACTTAAGGAACTATTAACAAGCCCTGTAATTTACTTAGAACAAGATAATAACACTTTGCTATCAGTTAATATCTTAGAATCGAATTACGATATATTAAACTATTCAACTAACAGAACGATTAGCAACTTAGTGATTACTATTGAATATGCATTTGATAATTATACACAAACACTATGAACGAAAACGAATTAATACTTTATGCGTACAATGCGAGCGGGTTTGTTTCAGATTCTTTTCAAGTTGATCTAACAGAGTCAGTAAGTTTACCGATAACTAAAACTATCATTGATATTAGAGAACCTGAAAAAAGACAAAGCGATTATTCAAAGACAATTACTTTGCCTGGCACTTCGAATAATAATAAAATCTTTAACCACATATTCAAACTTGATAGGGCAACAATAAACGAAACAACAATAAACTATCAACCCGACTTTAACCCTAATTTAAAAGTCGATGCTATCTTGTATCGTTCAGGTATCCCACAGATAACAGGATACTTACAACTCAACAACATTAAGAGAACGGATGGCGATATAGAATACGAGGTTATTATTATCGGGAAGTTTGCTAATATGTTTCAAGACTTAGGTGAAAAGAACCTTAACGAATTAGACTTATCAGCTTATGACCATGAGTGGAATCGTGATAACATTGTTAATTCGTGGGATACTTCGATAATTAAGAACGGAACTACTTATGTAAACTTCAACGTATCAGGCGTGCCAAGCGGTGAGGGTTATGTTTACCCTTTAATTGATAGGGGTAATTCGGTAGGGTTCGGTGAAATTACTTATCCATTAAACACAATGTATCCTTCTGTCTATGTTAAGCAAGTAGTAGACTCAATCTTTAGTCAAGCAGGCTATCGTTATGAATCAGCATTCTTTAATTCTGAAAGGTTTAAAAGGTTAGTAGTTCCATTCTCAGGTGGTGAGTTTCGAATGAGTGCAGCAGAGGTTCAAGATAGGACATTTGATGTAAGTATAGCAACTGCTTATAACTTTTCGCAAGCAGGCGGGATAACAGGCGTAATTGATTTAGTCACATGGGATACTTTAAACAAAGATACAACACCGAGCGGATTTAATTTATCAACAGATAAATTTGTGATGCCTTCGGTAGTTGCAGGAGAAGTAACTTATAGGGCTGAATTAAATTTAAATTTACTAAACGTAACAGCCGGAACTTACTCAAGTGGTTCAAGAACATTTGTCACTTTAAACATTATTAAAAACACACCATTAGGGTTAAGGTCTGTCATAGGTAGTAATACATTAGAAATTAGTACCGCAAGTTTACCAAGTAATTCAAGTGTATCGGGTATTTTATCATGTCAATCAAACCCTACATTAGTAAATACTGGGGATGAAGTTTATTGTGAATTTAATTATGTTCCAATCGGATACCTTAGAGCTGATATTTTAATTTCATCACAAGCGGGAGGATACTTCTTCAATTCTCCTTCATCATTATATCAAGAAGATTCATCAGTTAACATAAGTTCGGTATTGCCTGAGAAGGTCAAACAATCTGAATTCTTAACGTGGTTAATTCGTGCCTTTAATCTTTACTACCAAGTTGACCAAATCGATTCAAAGAAATTCATCATTGAGCCGAGAGATGAATTCTACTTAAATGACTTTGAAGATATTACTAACTACTTAGACGTATCAAAAGAAATTGATATTGCACCAATGGGATTACTTGATTTTAGGAACTTTCAAATGCAATACAAAGAGGACGATGACGAGTTCAATAAGAAGTATCAAGAAGTTTATCGTGAACCTTACGCCACAAAGAAATTTAATGTAAACAACGATTTTATAAAAGGTGATAAGACGGTTGAATTAGGTTTTTCACCAAGTCCTTTAAGTGACTCAAAACTTCATACAAGGATAATGACTAAGATTCGTCCTGAAGATTTTACCACAGGCAAAAAAGATATGCCGACTTATAACATAAGGTTGCTTTATTATGGTGGAATCATAAACGATGTAAGAGGGTTTACAATGACTTATGGTGCAAGTGGTTCAAGTACTTACTCATTCCCTTATGCGGGTATGGTTGATAATGTTTACGCTCCTACTTTTGATTTAGGTTGCGGATTATCAAGGGCAATAAATTACGGCTCATTTGTTCGTGATTCGGTTGAATTAACTGATGCAAATTTATTTAATCTTTATTGGAAAAGAACGATTGAAGAAATAACGGATAAGGATTCAAAAGTTGTAACAGCTTATTTTAAATTTTCACCTCTTCAATTGAATAGTTTAAGTTTTAGAAAGTTTTACAAAATAGATAAGCAATTTTATCGACTCCATTCAGTTGAGTATGACTTAAGTTCAAAGGATACGACTAAGGTTCAATTCTTAAAACTAAAAACCTCACCGGTATTCACACCAAGTACAACAAGAGGGAACGGAGGTATTGGAAGCGTAAGCGGTGGCGATATTACACCGATGTTCGCCAAACAAACAAACACTACTTACTTTAGTGATTACAGCAACACAGCCACAAAGATTCAACCTAATTCAGACACGATTGTACTTATAGACTATTCGCAAAAGATTTGGTTTATTGATTCAGCAACAACAGTATATCTACCTGATGCCAATTCAATTCCACCAATTAACGGAGCGCCAATAATTGTGATTAGAAACATAGGTGTAAGTGGAGCGGATGTGTATTCAATTAATTCAAGCCAAGATGTAGATGGTGGCACTCATGTTCATTTGAGAGCAGACGAAACGATATGGGTTGCAGCTAACAATAATAAATGGGAAGTACTTTTTAAATATAAACAGCCATGATAGAACTATTTAATACAAACAATTCAAGATTAACAGACTTAGTTGACTTGATTAAACTAATGAGGATTGACTCAAACTATATTTCAATAATAAGAGAATACGAGAATGGCAAAAGTTAAGGCATTAATAGACATTATAACTAACATAGGTAACTCAGATGATCAGTTAAAGAAGTTAGATAAGGAAGTTGACAACGTAAAGAAGTCTGCAAAGGATGCTAAAAGTAGTTTAAAAGGAGTCGGTGGTGCAGTTGGTGATTTGGGCGGTCCATTAGGTCAGGCATCAAGTGGAGTGCAGACTTTAGGGAAGGCGTTTATGACGTTATTAGCTTCACCAATTGGTATTATATTAGGTTTACTTGCGGGTATTGTGGCTTTATTATCAAGGCTTGACCCAGTAGTTGATAAAGTAGAACAAGGCTTAGATGCGTTGACTGCAATATTCGACACATTAGCGGGTAATTTAGATAAGGTTGGAAAGTTATTCATGCAGTTAATGACACTTGATTTTAGTGGTGCAACTAAAACCGCTCAGGAATTAGGCGGTGCAATGGGTGATGCTGCTAATGAAGCTATTGATTTACGCAAAAGTATTCAAGCATTAGAGGACGTACAGAATGAGTATACGGTATCCAATGCAAAAGCAGAAGTGGCAGTTAAGAATCTTTTAATTCAAGCTAAGAATGTCAACTTAAGTTATAAGGAAAAGATAAAGATTTTAAAAGAAGCGAGTAAGATTGAAAAAGAAGATTATGAAGCTGGATTAAAGATTGCAGAAGAAAATGCAAGGATAGCAAAAGCTGAATTAGCGAGGATTGATAAGGCGGGAGTTAATAGAGGGGATGCAGCTAAGGCGGCAGCTGATGCAGAAGCGGCATTGATAAGGTATAAGGGTCAAAGTGCAGACCTTCAAGAAAGAATACAGAATAGAATTGATGCAGTTAATGAGGCTCAGGCTGCTAAGGATAAGGCAAGAAAAGACCAACAAGAAAAGGAAGATAAGGAAAGGGCGGAAAGGGAGAAGAAGTTAAATGATGAAAAGTTAGCACACCTTAGAAAAGGTCAAGGCGAATATGAGGCATATCTAAAAGAGCAACAGAGATTAAGGGATGAGGCATTGCAAAAAGAAATTGATGCTATGTTATTAGGCAATTCTCAAAAGCAATCATTGACCGAAGAAGAAGCGAATAAACTTTTAGAAATAAGAAAATTAACTGATGCGGAGATAGCCACCTTAGCACTTTTAAGTGTAGATAAACAAATTGAATATATCAATAAACTTAGAGATGCAAATAAGAATGTATTAGATGAAGAAATTAAGGCACGAATGGAATTTGCGGGTCAATTATCAGGCTTATTAAATACCATAACAAATCTAATGGGTAAACAATCTGAGGAAGGGAAAGCAATAGCAGCAGCAGCAACTTTAATAGATACTTATGTCGCATCATTTAGGGCTTACAAAGAGGGGCTTAAATATGGACAAGTATTTGCAATATTATCAGCAGCAGCAGCAGCGGCAACAGGATTGAAGGCGGTCCAAAACATTTTAAATACAGACGCAAAAGGAACTAATACAACCCCAAGTAATACAACAGCATCAGCACCGCCACCAATAACCAGACCGAGTTCATCATTTGTGCAGTTAGATAATCGTGGTCCATTAGACGTTAACAACGTAGGCATGACTAAGGTTGTAGTGGTTGAATCAGATATTACACAAGTACAGAATCAAGTGAGTTCAATCAAGGCTAAGGCGACAATAGGTTAAAATAAATAATTTAAATAATACTTTACTACATGGAATTACCTTTATACGAATTAGTAATTAACGATGAAGATGATGAATCGGGAGTTGATTTTATTTCCTTAGTCGATAAGCCTGCAATTAAAAGAAATTGGATAGCATTCAATGACGAACAATTTGAGTCTTATACAGATTACCCTGAACAAGCAAAAGAGAATGCAAAGATAGCTTTAAGATATGCAGAGGAAAACGGATGGGGTGATTGTGGAACTGATGTCGGAAAGCAAAGAGCAAACCAACTCGCAAAAGGCGAAGCAATAAGCAGAGATACAATAGCGAGAATGGCAGCATTTGAAAGACATAGACAAAACAGCGATAAGGAATTGGGTGACGGATGCGGAAGATTGATGTGGTTAGCGTGGGGAGGTGATGCAGGTATAGAATGGGCGCAAAGAAAACTTAGTCAAATAGATAAAAAGGCTTTTAGTTTTAAATCAGATCAAGAGAAAAGAATTATTAGCGGCCCTGCAATGATTCCAAATGAATTGATTTACCGGAAAGATAAAGAGGGCAAAGAATATAACGTAGTATTCTCAGAAGAAACAATTCAAAAAATAGTTGAGAAATATTTTAAAAGTCAATATACTACTAACTTCAATCTTCAACATAAAAAGAGTTTATTAGCACAAGGGGTTTACTTAATTGAATCCTTTGTCATAGACGAGGAAAGAGGAATTAATGCCCCTAAAGGATTTGAAGATTTACCGAATGGCAGTTGGTTTATTTCCTGCAAAGTTGACAATGACGAAATATGGAATGACTTCATTAAAGAAGGAGTTTTTAAAGGGTTTTCAGTTGAGGGATTCTTCCAAGAAAAACAAGTTAAGGAAACTAAGTCGGAAGAATTAGAATTGCTTGAAATGTTGAATAGATTACAACAAGATAAATATAATATAATTACAAATATGAGTGAAGCTAAAAACTTATTAGACAAATTAAAATCAATGTTTCAAGAAGAAACTATTGAGGAAAAAGTAACCATGCAAGAGGCTAAGTTAGCTGATGGAATTACTATCATAAAATGGGATGGCGAATTAAAAGAAGGAACTTTAGTTTCAGTCGTTTCAGAGGAGGGCGAAATCCCTGCACCAACTGGCGACCATGAGTTGCAAGATGGACGTAAGATAACTATCGAAGAAGGTGGAATGGTATCATCAATTGAAATGCCAAAAGAAGAAAAGGAAGGTGAAAAGGAAGCGGGCGAAGTTGAGATAAACATGAGCGAGCAGGAGATAATGGCTATCAAAGAAATGTGCAAGTCTTATGAGTCAAGAATCAAGGCACTTGAGGATAAAATGAAAGTTGATAGCGAAATGATTTCTGAGCAAACTGAAACAATCGGCAAGCAAAAAGAAGCTATGTCATTGATGTTTCAAATCGTTGAGAAATTAGCAGATGAACCAAGTGCAGAAGTAAGCAAGACAGAATCATTCAACGTAAAATTATCTGAGCAAAAGCAAAACGAATTAGATAATCTAAGTAGAGTAGTAGAATTTTTAAACAAGAAATAAAATATTATGTCATTTAATGTAACGGCTTTGGCAGCCTACACAAAAGCCAACG